GATAAGCCTATGGAGATGGTTGTTACAGACAAAGAAGCTAAAGACCTCAAAGACGAAGAACTACAGAACGAGCTGTTAGCTATCCTTAACAAGAACCCTGTAATTGATGCGGAAGTAGAAGAAGAGTGAACTTAGACCTTTCTCCAGAACAGCTAGCACAGATTCCAAAGGATCAGCAGAAGAGACTTCTAGAACTACTCAAAGAACAGAAAGAAAGAGTGAAGTTCAACAAGAAGGATCACTTCAACCTATACGATTGGCAGAAGGGACTAGCTAACGCTACGAAAGAAGCTAATCAGGTGTTGGCAATGTGTGCTAACCAGATTGGTAAGTCTACAAGCGGTGCGTACATTACAGCATGTCACTTGACAGGTATCTATCCTGATTGGTGGAAGGGTAAGAGATTTGATAAGCCCATCTACTGTTGGGCGGCAGGTGTATCTAACGACACCACCAGAGACATCCTACAGACAGAATTGTTTGGTCTTGCTGAGAGTGAAGACATGTGGGGTACAGGTATGGTTAACCTGTCTATGATTGGTGAGAAGACCAGACGTAGAGGTGCAACAGGTAACACATACGATAGTGTCATGGTTCAACACCACGATAAGAATGGAAACCCTGACGGATGGTCTCGTATTGGTTTTAAGTCTTACGAGATGGGTGAAGAGAAGTTTTACGGCAGACCAGTAGATTGGATTTGGCTCGATGAGCAACCACCATCTAATATCTACACCCAGTGTATTACGCGGACGGTAGCTACAAATGGATTCGTAATGATGACGTTTACTCCAGAGGACGGTATGACTCCTGTTGTAAACCAATTTATGAATGACATTAAAGAGGGGCAGAAACTAATTCAGGCTACGTGGGACGATGCTCCTCATCTAGACGAAGATACCAAAGAACAGCTACTCGCTCAGTATCCTCCACACGAACGTAAGTTACGAAGTCAAGGTATTCCTGTATTTGGTTCTGGTCTTGTGTTCCCTGTATCAGAAGACAAGCTGATCGTTGATCCTTTTGAAATACCAGACCATTGGAAAAGAATTGCAGGTCTTGACTTTGGTTATGATCACCCCACAGCAGTAGCTTGGATTGCTATTGACGAGGAAAGCGATACGTATTATGTCTATGACGTATATGCAAACCGTCAGGAGACAGCTATAATCCATTCTGCGGCGATTAAGCAACGACCTCAATGGATACCAGTGGCGTGGCCTAAAGATGGCTTACAGAGCGATAAGGGAAGCGGAGTGAGTCTTGCTGAACAGTATCGAGAGCAAGGTGTCAACATGTTGCATGACTGGGCGCGTAACCCTAAAGCCGCAGGTGACACAGGGAAAGGTAACAACTTTATAGAACCTTCTATTATGGAAATGTTACAGCGCATGGAGACAGGAAGGTTTAAAGTGTTTGGACATCTTGAAGAATGGTTTAAAGAGTTCCGAGCATATCACAGAAAGGACGGTAAGATAGTACCAATAAAAGATGATATACTATGTGCTACAAGATACGCAGTAATGTGCGCTCAGTTTGCAGTAGCAGGTAAATCACAGAACTGGACTGATTATGATAATCGGTCTCTCCCAATTAAGAACTGGAGTAATGTATAAATGGAAAAAGGTATAACTGATGAAGTATTAGCTCAGTTGATTGGGCAGGAGCTTGACTCTGCTGACTCATGGGCAAACAACGATTTGGCTGAGCAACAATCAGAAGCTTTAGACTATTACTATGGTAAGCCTTTTGGAGATGAAGAGGATGGCTTTTCTTCCGTAGTAACTAGAGATACACTAAAGACAGTGGAGGGTATCATGCCTTCGCTAATGAAGGTGTTTGCTTCTGGTGATACTTTTGTTGAGTTTGAACCTGTAGGAGCTGAGGATGAAGAAGCGGCTCAACAGGCTACCGATTACTTAAACTATGTATTTGATAAACGGTGTGATGGATTTAACGTATTATATACATGGTTTAAAGATGCACTACTAATGAAGAATGGATTAGTAGAAGTAAATTGGGAAGAAGACGAACTATGTGATATTGAGAACTTTGAAGGTATCGAGGACAGTGAAGTCCAAGCTTTAGAAGATGATGAGAACCTAGAGATTGTTGAAAAGGAAATTAATGAAGAAGACCCGAATCTCTATAATGTTACTGTACGCCGTGACTATAATCGTGGTAGGCCAGTCGTTGACAACATCCCATCCTCTGAGTTTAGGATTAAGGCGAGAAGTAAGAGCATTAAGGATGCCGACTTCGTTGCAAGAGTTCAAGAGGTCAGCATCGGATCGCTTGTTGATGCAGGATATAATAAAGATGATATTAGCACAGGACACAGTTCAAACCTTGCTAAAACAGAAGTAGAAGACTCTCGTTTTGGAGACGTAGAAGAAACAAGAGAATACAGTAACGAAACCTTAGCTGAATATGTCAAGTCATGGATTAAAGTATTTGACGAAGAAGACGAGAAGATGAAGCTGTTTGAAGTACACAGCGTAGGTAATGTTGTACTTGAAAAGCAAGAAGTAGGTACTGTACCTGTAATCAATCTCTCTCCAATTATGATGCCTCACAAGTTTACAGGTGTTAGTGTTGCTGATCTTGTTAAAGATATCCAAGAGATTAGAAGTAAGATGTGGAGACACACTCTCGATAACTTAGCACTATCTAACGCAGGTAGATATGCGGCTGTAGAAAACCAAGTAAACCTGCAAGACCTTATCGACAACCGTATTGGTGGTATTGTCCGTGAGAAAGTACAGGGCGCTGTTAGACAGCTTCCAGTACCACAGCTAGGTCAAGCTACCTTCCCCTTCTTAAACGAGCTAGATAAAGAAAGAGAAGACCGTGCAGGTGTTTCTAGAATGACTCAAGGCTTAGACCCATCAGCCTTAACATCTAACACAGCGGCTACAGCAGTTAATCAGGTAATGACTGCGGCTCAAGAAAAGATACAACTAATTGCTCGTATCTTTGCTGAGACAGGTGTTAAAGAATTATTCCTACAGCTTTACAGATTGATTAGAACAAACAACTCGGAAGTAGATATTGTTAAGCTACGTGGTAGGTTTGTCCCTGTTGCTCCGTACGATTGGAAAGATAGATTTGATATGGCAGTGACGGTTGGCTTAGGTAATCAAAACAAAGACCAACAACTAATGCACTTAAACAACATTGCAACAATGCTTCGAGGTGTAGGCGAGACTCAAGGCGGATACTTGATACAGCCACAGCACATTCATGCATTAGCTAGTGAGTTTATTAAGAATGCAGGTTACCGCAATCCTGCTAAGTTTATTGGTGATCCTAGTCAAGTTAAACCGCCAGAGCCACAGCCAAGCCCAGATATGATTGCGGCACAGGGTGAATCACAGAAAGATATTGCTGACGCACAGTTAAAGCAAGTACAAGCGGCGGCACAGCAAGCAGAGGCTCAACTAAAACAAACAGAACTCCAGATCAAACTAGAGAACATGAAGTTCGAGCGTGAGAAGTTTGAATGGATGAAGAAGAAAGAAGCCGCAGAACTTGGACTTGAGGCTGTACAGAAACGACCAGTAGGGATTGGAGACAGCAAGTTAAAGATGAGTGGTGAATAATGAACCCAGAACAAAAAGCAAACATGGCTCGTGAGTTGCTTAGAGGAGGAATCTTGGAAGAGGTTTTCTCTGACATACAACAAAACATTGCAATAGCATGGGCTAAGTCAACAGAAATTGATGAGCGTGATGACTTTTGGCATTTACAAAAAGCAGTAGGTATGGTTGAAGATGTCATAGTTGGTTACGTATCAAACTACGAATATCAACAAAAAGTAAAATAAAGCTTTACTTTTACTTTAAAGTATGGTATAATATACATATATAGAACTACATAGGAGACTACCCCAAGTGGATGTCAATGAAACTCTTACAATGAATGAAGCCGTAGCTAAACTTCTTAATCCCTCCGAAGAGGAGCAAGTGAAGGAAGAGGAGCTAGAGCAAGAAACCCTCGAAGAGGAAACTCAAGAGGTCACTGCTGAAGATGGAGACGAGGAAGTTGAAACTGAAGCAGAGGAAGATACCGAAGTCGAAACGGAAGAAGATGACGGTGACGCTGAAGTGGGGGATTCTGACGAAGATGAAGAAGAGTCTGATACTCAAGAGGCGACTACAGAAGGTGAGCTGTACACTGTTAAAGTGGATGGTGAAGAGTATGAAGTCAACCTCGAAGAGTTAAAGAAAGGATATCAACTCGAACAGAATTACACGAAGCGTGTCCAGAAGCTACAAGATGAGTCTAAAGAACTTGATACTCTAAAGACTAATCTTAACGCTGAGAGACAGCAGTATCTGCAACTTATGGAACTAGCCGCTACTAATCAAATGGCGGAGGTTAATAAGGCTAAAGAACTGTTAGGAGCTATCGATAAAGAAGCTGACCCTGTTGCTTATGTTAAACAGCAGTTACGTGTTCAAGAGATTGAAGATAACTTACGACAAAGTGTTGCAGGTTTTCAACAAGCTAAAGCACAAGCTGATCAACAAAGGCAAGAGCAACGCGCTAAGATAGTTCACCAAGAGCAAGAGAAACTTTCAAGTTTAATACCTGAATGGGTTTCTCCTGACTTTCAAAAAGCTGTTGTTGACTATGCTAAGGCACAGGGTTATTCAGACGCTGACCTAAGCAATGTAATATCAGCTCGTGATGTGTCGGTAATTAATAAGGCAAGACTATACGATGAACTTGTTAGCAAGAAGGCAACCGTCAAAAAGAAAAGACAACCTGTTGTTAAGAAGAAAGTAAAGTCGAAAACACCTGCATCGGCTCAAACACGAAAAGCTCGCGCCGTTAAGGAACAACGACAAAAGCTAAAAAGCTCTGGCAAAGTGACAGATGCGGCAAACGCCATTCTGTCTTTAACCTCTTAACTTTATTTAATAAGGAAATTTAATCATGGCAAATCCAGTATTTACTACATACGGAACTACAGGTATCCGTGAAGACCTTTCAGATATTATTTACAATATCTCACCAACAGACACTCCTTTCATCTCTAACGTAGGTAAAGGAACAACTAAAGGTACTTACACCGAGTGGCAAGTTGATTCACTAACAGCCGCCGCAGACACTCCAGTAGTTGAAGGTGCAGATGCTCCTGCCGCCGCTAGTGCCGCTACAACTCGCGTAGGTAACTACACTCAAATCGCTTCTAAAACTGTAAAAGTTTCAGGCTCTAACGAAGCTTCTGATTCAGCAGGTCGTGCGTCAGAAATGGCATATCAGCTTGCTAAGAAAGGTATGGAAATGAAGCGTGACATGGAGAAAACTTTAGTTGGTACTGACAAGGCTCAAGTTGCAGGTGATGCAACTACTGCTCGTCAACTAGCTTCTGTTACTTCTTGGCTTGGTACTAACTGCTCGCAAGGTGCGGCGGCAGGTACTGACCCTGACACAGCTCCTCCTTCAGGTGACGGTACTGATATCGCAGTAGCAGGTACAGAACGCGCTCTTACTGATACTATTCTAAACGGTCTTATTGAAGACGTATGGGAATCAGGTGGTGATCCTTCTATCATTATGTGTGGCGCTTTCCAAAAAGCGGCTATCACTGGCTTTACTGGTAACACTTCTGTTGCTCGTAAGTTTACCGATGCTGAGTCTAAGAAGTACATCAACGCGGTAGATGTGTATGTTTCTGATTATGGCGAGTTAAATGTTGTACCTAACCGTCTAATGCAGAACGACATTGTATTGGTTCTTCAACCTGACATGTGGTCTGTAGACTACTATCGTGACTTCCAGACTAAAGACCTAGCTGTAACAGGTGACTTTGAGTCTAAGCAACTACTAGCAGAATACACTTTGTGTTCTAAGAACGAAGCCGCTTCTGGTGTAGTTCGTGATCTTTCTACTTCATAGTAGTTGATCTTTTGTCGGGCTATCCTTCGGGGTAGCTCGGCTTATTCTTTATAGGAGTATCTATGTCTGACGTTAAAACCCATATCATTCAAAACAATGATGACACAATCAGTATTGGTACTACACAAGATTATACCGATATCTTTGAACAAAACAAACTAGAAGCTGATAATAACCTCAACCGTAAAACTGGTGATAACACATGGGGACGTAAAGTAGCTTCTATTCCTCTTAATATTATTAATGCATGGTGCAAAGAATGGAACTGCACACTGCAACAACTTTTCCGAGACCCTGACTTAAAAGCAAAGATGATGCTACGACTACGTAGTAGAGACTACTTAAAACTTAGAACAGATAATGGAAATATATAATGGCAGTAAGTAACTTTGGAGAACTAAGAGCGCTTGTAAAAGACTGGGGAAACCGTACTGATATTCCAGACGCTACCGTTAATTCTTTTATTAATCTAGCACAAGACAGAGCTAATCGTGTCTTGCGTATTCCTGTTCTTGAAAAGGTATCTGCTAGCCTTCCTATAGTAGATGGAGCTGTTGTTATTCCTTCTGATTACTTAGAAGCTAAAGCTCTTACTGTTGATGTAAGTGGTACTATTATAGACTTACAACGTAAAGACCTCCCCTACGTTTTAAGCAAAGGTAAGCAAGCAGGTAATCCAAGATACTTTGCACGAGAAGCTAATAAGTTTATACTTGGCCCTAAAGGTAATCTAACTACAGCTAAGCTTGCATATTATTATGTAGCCCCTGATCTTGTAAACGACACAGATACTAATTGGTTTGTTGAGTATGGTACTGACCTTTTACTTTATGGTGCATTAGCAGAGCAAGCTTTATATACAAAGAATACAGAAGAAGCCGCACAGTTTGAAGCTAAGTTTAGAGGAGCGGCGGCAGAAATTGAAAACATGGCACAGCAAGCAGAGGCTTCAGGTTCAACATTAGGTATAGTACCTTCGAGGTAACCCATGTCAGGTTTTTATAAAGATTATGATGATTCAGATCAAACATATTTAGATACTGCTGAGCAAGCCGCTAATGCCGCTATATCAGCGCAACAACAAGCTCAAGCAATACTAGATACAATATATGACATTGTTCCTGTAGAAGACGTTACAGGATTAACAGATGCTTTAGCGTTAAAGCTAAGTAAAACAGAAACTATAAATGGTGGTAGCTATTAAAGGAAAATAAAAGGGTACGATAATGACAGGATTCTACAAAGACTATCAAGACCCTGAAGGTCAGTTTAAAAGCTCAGCGGAACTTGCCGCACAGCAAGCACAACAAGCGGCACAGCAAGCACAGCAAGCGGCGCAGACAGCACAATCAGCTAGAGATGATATTAACGATCCTGATATAGATGACATAGACGGATTGCAAGTAGCATTAGATGGTAAGGTAGACGATCCTCAAGTACTGACTGACGTACCTCTTAATGCTTTATTTACGGATACTACATATACTAATGTATCTGAACTTACAAACGATGAAAACTATATAAGTATTGATGATGAACTTTCAGGCGGTACGTTTTAGAATTTAACAGGGAAGCAAACAATGGCTCAAAGAATAAAGATCAAAAGAAGTAGTAGTGCAGAAAACCCTTCTAATTTAAAAGAAGGGGAACTAGCATATATCCACAGTAACAACACTGCGGGTAACCTTTACATTGGTAGACCAGGGACAGGGGATGCTCAAACAGGTATTGCTAGTAATATTGACATTATTGGCGGGTTAATTGACCATGATAAGCTAAGTGGTATTTCCGCAGGTGCTGAAGTAAACCCAGATCAAGTATCTGCGGCTGAAAGAACAGCAGGTACAGAAACTGCTGAGCGTTCTTTCTCCCCTGCTGACGTTAAAAGTATGGTTGATACTCATGCTTTAACTGGCCTAAGCGCGGCTACTTCTTCTGCTCTTGGAGCGATTAAGCTTCACGATGATACAGCTCAAGGTACTGCTCCTGAAAATGTCAGCTCTACTGCTAATAGATCATACGCTGTACAATTAAACGCTAGCAGTCAAGCATCTGTAAATGTACCGTGGACAGATACTGTCTATACTCTTCCTACAGCAACTAGCAGTGCTATCGGTGGTATTAAAGTAAGTGCTACTGCGGCTAGTGTTACTCCTGAAACTATTAGTACTACAGCAAACCGTAGTTATGCTGTTCAAGTAGACAATAACGGCGTAGCTTCTGTAAACGTACCGTGGGCTACTTTAAATATAAGCTCTACTCCTACCAATGGTGCAGTTACTACAGCGATTAGCTCAGATTGGGCTTTTGATAATGTTAAAACTGCTGTACCTTCTGGTGCTTTATTTACTGATACTACATACACTGGTGGTACAGGTGTAACGGTAAGTGCAGGTGACGAAATTAGCATTGGTCAGGCAGTAGGTACAACTGATGACGTAACCTTTGACGATTTAACTTTAACAGGTAACATACAGTTAGATGACTCAGGTGAGATTAAGTTTACAAGTGAAGGCTTAGCTTATGATGAGTCTACAAATACTATTACTAGTACTAGAATAATATTTGATGAATGGGCTTATGATGATTATACAGCTAATGAATTAGCTGATATTGCTAGAGCTATCCTGCGAATTGCAGGGCAGTTCGAAACAATGCCTGCTAAATATACGCATTTATTTGATTTTAATGATAGTAATACTATTACCTCAGTTGATGTCCAACGCTTTCTAGATAGAGTAGAAGAGGCAGTTAGCGAGAGTAAGTTTACCGCAGTCGACAGTGCAATAAATAATGCCACTGGTTATTATACTACTTTAATTGATGACCTTAAAGACGGAGACTATGACGTTGCTTCTACGAGTGATGGTAGTATTAGTCTAGGTTCTTCTTCTTCTCGTTTTAAAGATATTAACTTATCTGGTGACGCTACTATAGGCGGTGATCTTGATGTTGCAGGTACTGTTTCAATAGCTAATATTGTTACACAAACTAGCACAGCACCTGTTATTAAATTAAAAGATAGCACTAGCGGCGGTGACGATTTTAAAATAGCTGTTGATGGTGATGAGTTTGAACTTACTCAGCATACTGATTTAGACGAGGCAGGTGACACCTCTATAAGTTTAATTAAAGCTAAGTCAAACGCCGCAGGTGACGGCGTTCTTATGGCTATCGGTGGAAACTATGATGGCAGTACAGCTTTAACTGTAACAGGAGCTGTAGGCTGTACAGGTAATTTAAGCGCTTTAGGTACAGTAATCTTAGGTGCGGCGGCAGTAATAGGTACTGGGTCTGCTGAAAGCCCAGAGTTCCCTGCTAAAGATACTACAGTAAGAGGAAGTCTAACAGTTGATGGTGACTTAACTGTAAGCGGTACAACCACTACAGTAAACACTGAAACTATTAATCTTGCTGATAATATTATTGAGCTTAATAGTAATATAGGCGCTACCGATGCAACACAAAATGCAGGTATAGAAATAAACAGAGGTAACTATACAAACGTACAGTTATTCTGGGATGAGGATAATCACGATTGGAGAGTAGATACTGTAGGAGACGTAGCTACTGGTGCTACTACAAGTCCTCTTCTAACTGCTGAAAACTTTGAAACTAAGGTTACCGAACTAGACGGCGGTTCTTTCTAATAAACTAAGACCACTCCGCGTATATACGCAATGTAATAGGAGTCCATATATATGGCACAAACAATTAAATTAAAAAGGTCTTCTACAGAAGGACAAGCGCCTTCCGAAGGAGACTTAGCTTTAGGTGAAGTAGCCATCAATACTTATGATGGTAAGATGTATATTAAGAAAGATACAGGTACGGTTCAAACACCTGTAGAGTCTATTGTAGAAATTACTGAAACAAATATTGTAGATGATACTACACCTGAGCTAGGCGGTAACTTAGATTTAAACAGTAAGAAAATAGTAGGTGACGGTGGGCTACAGCTAGGCTACGGTACTTCACATACAGACAGTTTAGGGATAACATCAGGCGTTAACAGTTTTAACTATGGTTGGAATCAGATTCAAAGCGCACAAAACACTTTAAGCACTGGTGATAGAAATCTTATTGGCGGTTATGCAAATTTAATAGGTACGTACGAACAGCATGATACCGCTCCTGAGTATGGTACTGCAACAGGGCAGGTAGGTATTACCGCTACTTCTTTTACTTTGTCTACTACAGGAACTACTACTGACTTACCTACTGTATTCCCTACTCCTGCCATTTTGGTAAAAGGAGCTTCTAGAGAATTAGTTGTTATAACAGGAACAACAGAAGACAGTACAGATACTTACACTGTTGAAGTAATACGTGGTTCTACGTTTGGTGATACTAGTTATGGGCTTACAAATCCTACTTTAGAAGTTGTGGGCGATAAACTAGTTGCAAATGATAATATTGTTTCAGGAAGTACTAACAAAGTAGGGCAATATGGTACTCTTTTAAACTCTAACAGAAACATAGTACAGGGTTGGAACAATAAAGCTTCTAACGTACAGGATAGTTTAGTTGTAGGAAGAGAACACTTTGTTAGCAGGGTGAGTCACTCTTTAATAGCAGGTCTGGGTATAAGAACTACTTCAGACGAAAACTACAATAACATTAGTGAAGCCTGTCTTGCAGTAACTCGGTGGGATGACTCTTTTGGATATCCTAAGATTCAAGGGGTAGCTCAAGTTAACTTAGGCTCTGGTAATCAAAACTATAGAAACTCCCACAACTCTCAGACTATGGGTAGAGGATGTATAGTAGGCTCTAGTAATAATAATGAGTCAGCCCATAACGCAATGGCTGTAGGTTACGCTAACAGAACCTGGTTAGACAATGGTTTCTCTGGCGGTAACAACTCAGATTGTTTTAGTAATAGTGGTATGGCGTTTGGTCATGGTGCTGTAGCTAGTAAAGCTGATTCTAACTTTGCGTTTGGTAAAGGTGTTACTACTCCTATTAGCGGAAGCGCGGCAGAGTCTGATGGTCAGGTTGCGGTAGGTAGGTATAACAAGTACGACAACGGTGAAGATGAGTTCTTTAGTGTTGGTACAGGAACTTCAAATGCTAATCGATATACCTCCTTTGCTATTCAAGATAGAACTGCTGATTCTAAAACAGACACTACAGGGTTTTGTGGGATTGTTATGAAGGCTCTTGCAGAGTCTCCAATATACGCTAGTGATTCGGCGGCGGCTACAGGTGGTGTTCCTATAGGTGGTTTATATAGATATGGAGCAAGCGCATCAACAGCAAACAACATTAGAATACGAGTAGTGTGAGGAGAATATTATGATAACATTTAAAGTTACTGGTATTAAGCACGATGAAAACGGTGGTATTACTAAAGTAGAATGGACAGCTAGAAAAGACACTACCATACCTGCTCGTCAATATGGAACAGTAGAATTTACACCTAACTCTGAAAGCAATAGCTTTGTTTCTTTTGAGTCTCTTACAGAAGAACAAGTATCAGGTTGGATAGAAAGTAGCTTAGGAGAAGAAGCTATAGCTCAGCTCGAAGCTAACATAGATGCTGTTGTAGCTCAACACGAAGCAAAACAAAGTGAGCCTACACAGCAAAACACACCGTGGCATGTAGACCCTGTAATGGCAATGATGGGTGACGCAGATGATAGAAGAAAGGAAGCATAAAATGACTAATGAAGCTAAACAAGCCGTAGATTTAGCCGCGGCTTCAACAGGTCTTGCCTCATTAGCGGCGTGGCTACCTCCATTGGCTAGCCTGTTTACTATTATATGGCTAGGTCTTCGTATTTATGAATCACCTACAGTACAGAAGATTATCCATAAAAAGTGAAAAGACTATTCTGTTTGCTAATGATGTTGTCGTGGGTAACTTTGGCTGACAATACACAAGAGGGTTCTCTGAATACGTTTCATGGGGACAATAGTACAACAAACAGTAATAACGTAACAACAGATACATCAACTAGTAACACATACAATGGTGCAGGAAGCAGTAGTGAAATACCAGTAGGCTCTGCTATTACACCAAGCTATATGTCCAACGGTATGGATACTTGTCTTAAAGGAACAGGTGGTTCTTTACAGACAGTAGGTTTAGGGATAAGCACAGGTAGTTACGATGTAGACCCTAACTGTGACCGTAGACGCGATGCTAAGCTGTTGTCAGATTTAGGCATGAAGGTAGCCGCAGTAGCTAGGTTATGTGAATCAGTAGAAGTATGGAGAAGCATGTTTCTGTCAGGTACGCCTTGTCCCATACTAAGCAATGGTAAGTTAGTTGTAGGTAAAAGAGCTATACTAACTATGAAAAGACAGCCAGAGATTTACATACCTGATTACAATGAAGATACTAAGGAATGGTATAACACTCTACTAAACATTGGAGGAGAGGACACGGATGAAGAAGATGATACTATCTCTGTTAGTGCTAAGTTCCGTAGCACAAAGCAGTGAGTTAGACAACCTAATTAATGCTTCTAGTGCTATGGTAGATCAAATAGATAAAGGTATTAAGTTAGTCGGAGCGGCTACAGAATATTCATATCAAGGTAGTGGGTTATCTGACGGTACGTTGTCTAGCACAGCGCATATTAGTTCTGAGCAGTTGCAAGCATATAATGATGCGTTGTCAGGTATGTCTACTTATCAGCCGTTTGGTGATATAAAGAAAGTGCTAGAAAACAAAGCTGTTACAGAACTTGGACTAATGGATGAAGCTATCGATACGTTTACAGAAGTAGTTGTAGACATGATTGCTGTTCAAGAAGTAGCAGAGATGGCAGAGTCAGCATCTAGCCCACAAGAAGAAGCAGACCTACAATCATTTGTAGCAGAGAATCAAGAAGTGTTAACCATTACGCAAGAAGAGGTTGATACTTATAACACAAGCATGGATGACATTGAAACACACGCTAACAACGCTAGCGCATACACAGCCGTAGCAAACAATGAACAAGCTGTAGAGTTTCTAGAGCAAGGGATTGAGAACGCAAATACCACAGCGGAGCAGACTAATATATTCTATGATGCAAACGCACAGTGGGTAGCTATGGGGTATAACACTACTAGAAACCTAACAGCAGTATACTTAAACAATCAAAGCTTTAACTTAGATTTGTATATGTCAGAAGCAGACGTACTGTTAGCAGGGGCTGAGTCAGAGTATTATTTAACTGGGCCAACTAGTAAAGGTTATAATTGTTTCATGTACGAAATGGAGTGTGAGCTTTGAGTTTAGATACAACAGAATTAAAGATTGGTAAGACTACGTTTAAAGGTGCTTGGATTGCAGTAGTGTTTGCATTAGCGTCAACTATTGGTGGTGGTGTATGGACAGCTTCAAGTCTGTATTCTAGATTAGAAATTGTAGAAAAGAAATCTTCTAATGTCAAGCCTCTTGTAGAAAAGGTAACTCTAATAGAGCAAAGATTAGAAGACAACGATGTGAGCCAATTAAAGGGCAAATTAGCCACTTTAGGTACACGCCTAGATACCCTACTAAGTCAGCAGAAAAACCTCTTAGAATTGAAGGACGAGGTTGCTGAGCTATCTAAGGACATTGAGAGTATACGTGGTATAGTTACAGCCGCTGAAGTTCTTACTAAAGATTTAGGTGATACTCAGAAAGAACTAAAGAAGATAAATAAAGAAATTGATGACGTATGGGATGGGATGGACTACCTGTCTAATCCTTTAAAGTAGGAGATAACATGGCTAAGAAGAAAGACCCAAGACTAGCAAGAGCAGGTGTATCAGGATACAACAAACCTAAGCGTACACCTAATCATCCTAAGAAGTCACATGTTGTTGTAGCTAAAGAAGGTGATAAAGTAAAGACTATACGCTATGGGCAACAAGGAGTTAAAGGTGCAGGTAAGAATCCTAAGACTGCATCAGAGAAAGCAAGACGTAAGTCCTTTAAAGCTAGACACGCTAAGAACATTGCAAAGGGTAAAATGTCTGCGGCATATTGGGCAAATAAATCCAAGTGGTAGGGGGTCGGAATGTACAGGTATAGCAAGCCAAAGAAGACTAAGAAAAAGAAAGTAACTGTCAAGAGAAAAGGAAAGAAACGTGCCTACTAAAAGAAAACCTGCTAAGAAGAAGTCTACAGTAAACTCAGCAGGTAACTACACTAAACCAACCATGCGTAAGAATCTGTTTAATAAGATTAAGGCAGGTAGTAAAGGTGGTAAGGCAGGTCAATGGTCAGCTCGTAAGGCACAGATACTAGCTAAAGAGTACAAAGCTAAAGGTGGAGGATATAGATAATGCCTCTAAAGAAATCACAGAAAAGTTTAAAGAAGTGGACAAAAGAAAAGTGGGGTACTAAGTCAGGTAAGAATAGTACTCAAGGTAAGAAAGCTACAGGTGAACGATACTTACCAAAGAAAGCTAGAGACGCTTTGTCTAAAAAGGAATATGCCGCTACCTCTCGAAAGAAGAGAGCAGATACCAAGAAAGGTAAACAGCATAGTAAACAACCAAAAAGAATAGCTAAGAAAACAGCTAGATATAGAAGAGGTTAATAATGGGACTTGAAACAGTAAGCGTTGGTACTAACGCGGCAAAGATAGGGGAGTTAAATCCCGCTAACCCTACAGCGGCTGATGCAGTTAATAAAGGTGACGATCACCTTCGTAATATTAAGAAAGTAATTAAAGATACTTTTTCTGGTATTAATGCTGAAGGTGATAATGCAGTAACTGTTACGGCTGAAAGTGCTGAGCTAAATATCTTAGACGGCGCTACTCTTACTACAGCTCAACTAAACATTCTTGATGGCGCTACTCTAGATACGGATGAGCTAAACATTCTTGATGGCGCTACTATAGATACTGACGCTCTTAACTTGCTTGGCGATCTTAAATCTGGCGTAGGTATTGTTAATATATTTGACACAATATATCCTACAGGTTCTATTTACATGTCAACTGCTAGTACCGACCCTAGTACGTTGTTTCCAAATACTACGTGGGCTGTGTTTGGAGAAGGTAAAGTTTTAGTAGGCTTTGATGACGATGATTCTGATTTCTCGGCAGGTGCTACAGGTGGTTCTAAAACGCATACGCTTACTATTGACGAGATGCCTTCGCACCGCCACGGTGGTATTTACCCTACAGGGTCAGCAGGAGCATTAACGGAATCGCATTTTGATGTAGATAATCCAGGAAGCGGTAACGATGAAGAAGATGAAAAAGTTACAGGATACACTGGCGGAGGCGGCGCTCATAACAACTTGCAACCTTACGTTACTGTTTACATGTGGACAAGGACTGCTTAAATGCCTTTTAAGAAGATAGAAGTAACCCGACCTCGTGGAATTAACGCAGACCTATCTCCTTACGAAATGCCTAATGAATTGTGGAGTAATGGTAATAATGTTGACTTTAACGGTGCTAGGGTTAATGTAGCTTTAGGATATCAAAGAGTACTATCAACTCAACAGCTATCTATTATACCTAAACACGCTATTGCTTTTAAAGATGGTTCTACAGATTACTGGTATTATGCAGGTGATACTAAGATTTATAGAACTGATGGTACTAACCACGATAATGTAACTCGTCAAACTAATACAGTAGATGTAGACTACACTCCTGAGTTTCATAGCGTTACAGGAGCTAGGCAACATACTGGTTGGACTTCAAACGTATTTAACGGTGCTTTACTATTAAACAATGGTTATGATGCTCCGCAGGTTTACGACACTACTGGGAGTAAACTGGAAGACCTTACCGCTTGGCCTTCTGCGGATAGATGTGGTGTACTGCGTCCGTTTAAGAACTATCTAATTGCGTTAGATATTAATGATGGTGGTACTAGAAGACCTACGATGGTTAGATGGAGTGATACAGCTCCCTTAGGTGGAGTACCTGCGTCATGGGATTCAACAGACCCTGCGTCTCAAGCAGGTTATAATATTCTTCCAGATACTCAAGGTCAAGTTGTAGAAGGTATGGCACTAGGTGATACGTTCTTTATCTATAAGAATGACGCAGTATGGGCTATGCAGTTTATTGGAGGTAACTTTGTATTCTCGTTTAGAAAAGTATTTAGTGATGTGGGTATCTTGGCTAAAGACTGTGTTGCTGAATATGACAATAAACACTTTGTTGTTGGTGTTGATGATGTTTATGTTCACGATGGTACAACTAAGAAGTCTGTCATCTCAAATAAAATGCATGACTTTTTCTATAACGACATCAATACAGAACATGTTTCCAAAGTAAGGTGCGTTGTTAACAACTCTAGAAAAGAAATGATAATCTATTATCCTAATTCTAACAGTGAAGACGGTATAGCTAATACAGCCCTTACTTGGAACTGGGAATCAGACTCTTGGAGTAAGCGAGACATTGGAGAAGTAAGTCACATTACTACAGGTCTTGTTGCTTTAGATGGTACAGATACTCGTCAGTGGTCTTCTTCTGGAGATACTGCTACATGGGAAGGTAGTACAGGTGTGTGGGATAGTCAGACATACAACCCTGCCGTAGATTCTTTAGTTTATATTACTCAAGGAGATACGGCCGCTTCTTCTTACTTTAATTTAGGAAACACTGGCGTTAACATGTTATTAGATGACGCAACTCATTCTTCTTATCAGTCCTTTGTAGAAAGAGAAGGCATAGACTTTGGAGACGATAAAGGATACAAGTATGTACATGCTATCTATCCTCACATGGTTGGTGAAGGGACTATAAAGATATATGTAGGTTCTGAAGAGTTTCAAGGTGGTGGTATATCGTGGTCTCAGCCTCAAGAGTTTGTTGTTGGTCAGGATTACAAGGTTAACTTTAGAAAAAGCGGTAGGTATATTGCTGTTAGGTTTGAGAGTGAAGGCGGTACGTTGTGGGGACTAACAGGGTACTCTCTGGAATATAGCTTTGAGGGTAGACAGTGAGAAGAGAATACGTTCCAATGCCTCCTCCGCAGACTATTGAGGGCATACCTGTATACTTACAGAACGAGCTACAGCGTATCTCTAGATTCTTAGGCGGTATTAGTGAAATACATGATTCAGGTATGTTTCTATCTACAGAGGGAGCTACAATGGATCTTACAACTACACCCACTACTGTTACAGCTTACGACACTGTTAGAGCAGATCAAGAAGGTTTAGTAGCTGACAAAGACGATGGTACGTTTACTTTCTTATCAGCAAGTAGATATCGTTTAAACTTTAGTGCAAACATGAGTCATCAGGCAGGAGGCTCAACAGACACTACGATTGGTGTATATATAAACGATGTATTGCAGGGCGGTACAGAGCATACACTAAACTTTAATGGCTCTCATTACCTCCCTGTGTCCTTCACTGCTAAAGGAACAGCAGAGCAGGGCGATGTAGTAAAGATAAAGATGGCTATGGATAGCGGAACTTCAACAGTAACATTTAACATACTAGACGTAGACATTGAAGGTAAGTCGATAGATGTATAGATTTAGCAGAGTAACAGACGTAGCTGAGATTCACAAGAACCAAGACACAATCGTTGAATACTTAATGAAGGTGATTAACAAAACACCTGAAGTTACTTTTAAGCATGTCATGAAAGACATAGAGAAAGGCAACAGTCAGCTATGGCTTTCATACAGAGGTAAGGAAGTATTAGGAGCGGTGGTTACAAAGGGTGTTACATATCCTGCAAGGTTTAGGTTGTTAATACATCTATGTGGCGGTAAGGATATTGAAGAATGGGTAGACTCAGCTATAAGCAATATAGAGAAGTTTGCTAAAGAGAAAGGCTTAGATGGCGTAGAAATATATGGAAGAAAAGGTTGGACAAAGTTAATACCTTCTTATTCTTCTGACATTGTATACATGGTAAAGGAGTTTTAAATGAGCAAGGGCGGAAGTTCAGAAACTACAGACAGCACAACTAGACTCAGTGATGAGCTACGAGGCAGTGCTGTTGGTGCATTACAAGATGCAGAAAATCTATATAATTTAGGTACTGAAGGTATCTATAAAGGGTCAAGACTTGCTGAAGAAAACCCGCTAGTCGCTCAGTCTCAAGCAGAAAGGCTAGCGCAGTTTGGAGAAGACGGTAGGTTGTCAGGCTTGATTGACTCTGGATTAAGTAACTTTCAAAACTATCTAAATGCAGGTGACTTAGCTAATAACCCTGTGTTCCAACAGCAGATGGAAAACATACTAGGAGAAGCTAGTACTCAGTTTTCTAGAGGTTCTGTGCCTATCTTGCAGAAAGCATCTGCGGCAGGGCAATATGGCGGTAGTGAAGGTGGTGAAGCTTTAGCGTTACTAGGTGGTGAGATAGATAGAAGTACTCAGAATGCTCTAGCGAAGTATGCACTAGGACAGCAACAGCTAGGACTACAGGCTCAAGGTATGCTTCCTCAAGTGTTACGTACAGGTATGATGGGTCAAGACGTTGCTGAATCTGTAGGTAAGCAAAGAAGCTTACGAGAGCAGGCAGAGTTGATGGACGAGATTCAAATGTATGAAGGAGATAGGAACGCAAAGCTTCGTAATTTGTCTGAGTTCTATCAGTTCTTACAGTCTAGTCCTCTTGTTGCGGAAGCCGATCAATATAGTAAAGTAACTCAACAGACAGCTAGTGATCCATTCAGTGCATTGCTAGGTACTGCTATGACTGTTATGGGTATGCCTACAGCAGGTGGCGGTAGTATTGGTGGTGATTGGCTTGGTGGTTTATTTGGCGGCGGTGAAACAGTAGGAACTAATCTTTCTCCTTCTACATCAGCATTAGGTGGCGGTGCAGATGATGTTGTAGCTCGTGACTTTAGTTGGAACTAGGAGACTAAAATGGATCCAGCAACTATTATAGCAGGTATCTCAGCAGTTAGTGGTTTGATGAATGCCGCTAAGCCACAGCAAAGTCAGAACAACTCTGCTGATTTATTGTTGCAACAGTTTCTAGCACAACAGCAAGCACGGAAACAAGAGATGATGAACGCACAGCCTGTACAAGTTCCACAAGCTATGCCTCCGATGTTTCAACCACAGCAACAGTTTATGATTCCTAATCAAGTAACAGGCGAAGTAATGCCAATATTCGGAAACAAGGTGATAATGTAATGATGGGTATATTCTCAGCGTTAAAGGAAAACAATCCTATAGGCGGTATAGCAGATTTATTAGGTGGAGGTACAGGCTTAACAGGTATGCTTGATAAAGCTTTGTATGCTCAAATGGCTAAGGCACAAGGTAAGAATAACTTACTCGGTCAGTTGTTATCAGGAGGCGGTACAGGAATACAATCGTTAATGCCTATATTTGGACAGCCTACAGGTATTATTCCTACGCAGTCTTCAGGACTTACCGAAGACATGTTAATGCCTAACGGTGACGTTGTACCTGTATATAATCAAGGAACAATGCTATGACAAAAGATGATGCAGTCTTACGATTCTTAATACAGGAAGAAGGGTTTAAGCCTAGAACTTATATCCCTAAGAAAGACGGCAAAGCTATTGGTAACTCTGGACTAACCTTTGGTGTTGGTATTGACATTGGTCAAATGAATACTAAAGAGTTCTTGAACATGGGATTACCTAAAGAGTTTCAAGAGTCTCTACTACCTTATGTAGGTAAGAAAGGTGCAGAAGCTTTAGCTGTCGAGAAGGAACTAGGACACTTTACTCTTCCTACTGATGTTGCTATGAACATTAGCCGACAGAAGATTAGTAAATCTACAGATAAAATGAGAAGTAAATATAAGAACTATGATGAGCTACCGTATCAGCAACAAGCTGTAGGGTTATCATTGCTACACAACTTTGGCGATAGCTCGCTAGACTTTGGAACTATGAAGTCTGTTATGGGTGGTGATCTAAAGGGTGGCATATCTAGACTAAGAAACGCAGACGAGTGGAAGAATCCAGAGTTGTTTGCAAGACGAAACAGAGAAGCTGATTTATTGCAATCGCTTATTCAGCCTCTACAACAGCAGAGAGGTTTAATGCGATGAAGAATCAAGATTTAATAGCACTTTTCGGAGGGTTAGGTGGAGATCAATCTGACTTTTCTAATCCCTATAGCACGAAAAGTTTCATTGAAAACAGCTTCTCGAATACTCCTATTTACTCAGGGCAAGTTCTTTCACCTCTAGATAATAAGCCTACTCCTTATGAAGTAGAGCAAGAAAAGAGGCGCTTTGAAAGACAAGGAAAAGTAGGCAATGCTTACGATGACTTTATGCGTACCTTTGGCCCTAGTACTTATGAAGCTAGGAAGAAATCAGAGTTTAAGAAAGAAGACGAAGCCGCTACAGACATGACTGTAGAAGATTTACAAAAGCAAAGACTACAACAACAGCTTGAAAAGAATAAGCAAATGGGCGGTGGTTCTGTAAATAGACCTGAGCTTTCTACAGAGGCGTTACAGAAAGAGTTAGATATTACTCCTACTACAGACCTTAAAGAGAAAAGAAAAGAAGATGCTGAGATAAACAAGCAGTCAGGTGTTACAGGTGGAGACACTGCTGACAACACTAACTGGTTTGATCGTCTAAATGAAAAGGTAGACTTGATGGCTATGGGTGCGGCTATGCTTGCAGGTTCTAGTAGCGGTAGAGGTACTGCGGCTAACATAGGTCAAGCGTTGCAGGTTGGTATTGCTTCTAGAAATAAAGAACAGCTACAAGAAGAAGCTAAGAAAAGAGCAGATGCTCAGTTGGCTCTTCAGCTATTAGCCGCTCAGAATAAAGGCGGTATGTATACTAACTATGGCTCTAAGGTTCAGGGTTTATCTTCTGAGTTGCAAGGTGCAGGTGTTGGTGGTGAAAAGTCAGAGCTAGATGCCTTAGCTAGACTAATATATGGCGTAGACCCTCGAATCATTAATGCTCCTGAAGCCGCTAGAAATAAAGTATTTAAATATATGGCTAAAGAGTTAGGCGATGATTGGTTTGGTGATGGTGGAGAAATATCAATTGACGAAGCCAGAGAAGGATATCAAGACGCTATTAAACAGCTTAACGCAGGAAACTTATAATGACTCAATCTATAGCAGATGTTGATTTCAACTCTCTATGGGACATGGCTGATGCTCAATACGATGAAAGAGTAGCCCGCAAGCCTGACGGAATAGGCGATCAAATAGGAGCAGGTGTCGATCTAGGACAGGCTCTCTTGTACCGTGGAGGTCAATCCTTAGCAGAAGCTTTCGGCTTTGCTGACAGTGCGTTTGGTCAGGCAATGGTTGAAGGTAAAGAAGAGAACATGCGCGATGTACAGAAAGTTACAGCGCATCCTTTGTATGACGAAGAGGGTGAGTTCTCTTTTAGAGGCTTAGCAGATCAAGTAGCTAGAGGTGCAGGTACAGTTGGTGTAGCCTTGCCTTCATTGTTAGCCGCACCTGCGGCAGTAGCTATTGGGGCTAAAGGCTCAGCAGGAGCTTTGGTTGCAGGTGGTGTTACCTCTGGGCTTATGAACGTAGGCGACATTGGTCTTAAAGCTGAAGACATGGACGAGGCTTACACAGCATCGCTAGCAGACATTGGTACTGGTCTTGCTCTAGGTGCGTTAGAGCCTCTAGCGGCGGCTAAGTTTGTTAAAGCTATGACACCTGCTATTAAGAATATGTCTCCTGAAGTTCTTAAATCACTTGAAGCAGGTAAAACAGACTTAGCAGTTAAGTATCTTAGAGAAGGTGCAGGTAGAGGTGCAGGTCTTGGACGTAACGTAGGTACTGCTATGGTAACGTCTGGTCTTACTGAAGCTGTGCAGGATTTCAGTACAACACTAGCCGCTAGTAATGCTACTAGTTATTGGGATGAGCTTGACGTTCAAGAGGCTATGAAAGAGTCTGCTATTGAAGGTCTTGTCGGTGGTATCTTAGGCTTACCTTTTGGGGTAGGTGGTAGCATTATGACTAAGGCACAGAACAATGCTGACTTAGCTGTAGCAAAGCAACTTGAAGAAGGTATCTTAGAATATAACCCTGACGCATCTGATAAGTGGGTTAAGAATTATGAAAAGATTCCAGTAACTGAAACTAAAGCGGCTCACTTATATAATAGATTGCTAGCGCCTGTACTTGGAGATAAACCTGCACAGTTTGTAGGTAGAGTTAATACACCTAAGGCTAGAAAGCTAGCGGCTAAGTTTCAACAGACTACTGGTGACTTTGGACGTAGGGTAGGTGTAGTTCCTGTTCACTTTAATGCTATGCAGTACAAGGCGGCTTACAATAAAGGCATTAGAGAGTTTATGCAGTTGAGCAGGGAAGAGGCTCAAGCTGTACATGACCATCGTGTTATGCCTGAAGATAGTAAAGAAAACAAAGCCTTGAAGAACGAGGCGTACGCTAACCTAAATAAGCAACAGAAGAAAGCATCTAATGAGTTAGCTACATTCTTAGACTTGACAATTAAGAACGACTTGAAAGCTGTGGAGATTGACACTACTCTTTATGAGGGTGGTACTTACTTCCCACTACTTGGAAGACTTGACTACAAGAAGATAAGAAACAACAGAACAGAGTTTATTGAACAAGCTGTCGCTGAAGCTGAAGCCAATGGTCTAGACCTTAGTCGCGATAAGATTGAAGCCTATGTAGGTAGGATTGAGGAACAAGGCTACGAGCATTTTGGTAACGAAACTAATGTTAATGTTGTTGATAACTTCAAAGAGAATGTAGAGGCTAGAGCTAAAGAGATACAAAAGAAAGAAGAGCTGTCTGAAGAAGACGCTTACAAGAAAGCTATGAAGGAAGTAGCTAAAAGCAAGGACGGTCAGGTAGGGTTTAGCTTTGAGAAAGGAGCTAAGGTTAACAAGCAGAATGCTGTTGAAACCCATCGTGCGTTAGCCGAGTTACCTCAAGACTTCTGGAACAACTGGCTTGATCCTAAGACTAGCGTTCAGGAAGCTATCTACTCTTACTATGAGATGATGGCGGAAAGACTTGGACATGCTAAGACCTTTGGCTCAGAGAACGAGTTGTTTTATGCAGAGCTTTACGATGTTATTGCAGATGCTAAAAGACAAGGTAAGAAGTTTGATACTAGACTAGCTCTCAATAACATGGCAGATGCTATGAATTTATCTCAGCGTATCCCTAAGCGTAACTTAGATACATCTAGAGGGACTGCCGTTAGAACCGCACAGAATGCTATTAGAGCGGGTTTATCTGTAACCTTACTACCCCTATCTATTCTTCCTTCTTTGGCTGAGGTGTTCGTTGTGGCCTCTAAAACAGGACAGACAGGTAAGACTATAACTACAGCAGGTAAACTAGCAGGTAGGATAATTAAGCAACAGTTTAAGCATGGTCGTGGGTTATCCTTTAAAGAAGCTAGTACTTTAGTAGATCAAGGTATCTTAGAAGACATGGGTATTAGTCTTTATGAGCTAAAGAATACTGCGGCGGCTCGGATTGGTGACAATGAGATTGGTGGTAGGATTACTAATATAGAAAACTTCTTCTATAACCTAACGCTAACGCCACAATGGACTGAGGCTTTGAGAATGACTGCGGCTATCATGGCAGAGCAAGCATTCAGATCAGACCTTGTACTGTACTCGGAAGCTGTAGCTACAGGTAATCTAGAAGAACAGCTACGCATCAGTGACAAGTTTGCTGAGGCAGGTCTTAACATGACTGAAGCTTACAACTGGCATCGAAGAGGCGGTAAGAAAGATAAGTTCTATAGAGATCAGTTTAGAATGGGTATTCTTAACGTCATTGAAGACACTGTCATGCGTCCGCGTATGGTACAGAAACCTGCATGGATGGCTGATGAAAGGTTTAAGCTATTGGCTCAGTTGAAGTCGTTTGCTATCGTGTTCAACAACGTGGTTATGAAAGGTTGGTATAACCAGATGGTTGCTAATGGTACAGCACAGGACAAGATGAAGCAAGCGGCAGTTATAGCACCTTACATAGGTATGATGGTAGCTACTCAAATAATGGCATCTGCTCTGCGTGAGTTTGCTAAGACAGGTGACATCGAAAAGTGGGAAGATAGAGACGCGATGGAACATGCTCTGTCTGCGATCACTTACATTGGTGGTTTGTCATTTGCTGTTGATCCGCTAAGAGCTAGTAACTGGGGTGTTGACCCAACAAGCGTACTACTTGGCCCTGCGGCATCGAAGTTCAACGATACAATGGGTGGTATTAGTGCGATAATGTCAGGTAGTATAGCACCTGAAGATGTGATTATGGAAGTGCTTAGAGATGTGGGTAAATCATTCCCAATAATCCCTGCACTATTGGAGGAATAATGATAGGCGTAACAGATTTAATTGCAAACATATTCAAACCTGCGGCAAAGCTTGTTGATGATTTACATACGTCAGATGAAGAACGACTGACTGCTAAGAGTAAGATGCTAGAAGTACAGGCGGCGGCGATGCAACAGGTGTTTGATTACGAGACACAAGCGTTAACTGCTCGTGCTAATATAGTAAACAGTGAGGCTAGTTCAAGTAACTTGTTAGCATCTTCTTGGAGACCACTAACGATGTTGACTTTCTTGGTACTTGCTGTAGGTGATTCGCTAGGTTTACTAGCAACCCCTCTCAGGGATGAAGCATGGATGCTTTTACAATTAGGTCTCGGCGGTTATGTCGTAGGTCGAAGTGGTGAGAAGATAGCACAGACTATTAAGAAGTAAGGATACACTAAAAAGCCCCTACACCGTTTGGTATAGGGGCTTTCTTTTGTCTAGTTAAATCTCACATGCTCCTCCAACACACGCTAATGTTTGTGATCCTTCTGTTTGGTCACTCTGTTCTGTGATGTCCCACTCGATGGCTTTAGGCATCTTCTTAGCAAGTTCCTCATATTGCTCTTTGGTAATCTGTTCGTAAGGTGCTTGTTCATAAGAATGCTCGCTGAAAGGCAGGAACGAGACACCACTACAACTATCGAAATGATTGTACAGCCAACTACCAATATCAAGAAACTCAGAGTCGCGGTAATAGACTGTAACTGAGGGTTTGTGTTCACACCAGTGTTTTTGATATACATCCCATAACTCCAGTTGTTCCATTCCTGTTTGCGAGGCAGACATCACTGCTCCTCTCGGTGCTTTCTGAGGGAAGCTGAACACCAAAGTAGAAGGTGATCTGTTGTCTACCTCAGACTCTATTCCCGCATTGTTAAGTACACTACATAAAGGGTCATTGACATCAGCACGAACGCGCCTAATGTAGTAAGGAGCGAATCTGCCGTGAATACCGCTAGCAGAGTTAACAAGCTGAGACACAGTGCCACTAGGTTTAACACAAGTGATGGCGGTTGACTGATTGATACCAAGCTTTTGTGACCAAGCTTTATTAGTGACCACAGCTTCCGCCCGAAGTCCTTCAAGTAATTCAGGTAATCCATTCTTTCCTCCGTTGGTTAGTTTACAATCTTGAATGCCTGTCATGGATACGCCAAGCAAGGCTTCCTCTTCAGTGTTCTGCTTCCACTTACTCCGCAGATATCTAAAGTCTGTTAGGGTAGCTTGCAGAGTACCTAATATAGTTGCAAGTCGTACCTTTCTCTTGAGTGATTCTTCTGTGTCGTTAGCCCTGACAACAACTTCTGACAGGTTACAGAACTGATTAGGACGCAGTATGATTTCACTACAAGGGTTTGTCCCAAAGTCATGGTTAGGGTCTCGTCTTCCGTTTCTCTCGGCTTGACGCTGACTGGCTACTCTACTGAAGAACCCACGCTCACCGCTTCTGCTTTCATACAAGCTTGACCATTCGTTTAAGAATGCTTCAAAGTCAGGCTTCTCTGTGTAACATGCGCTGTTGTTAGCTAGTCCTCGTTGTGGATTCTCTACCCACCATTGTCCTGATTTGGCTCTTCTAATGCGATCATCGGTGAGGTTACTGAGACTGATAAGAGCTGATCTTCTGACTCCGCCAACGATGACGATTTGTGCAATCTTACAGCAGAGATCGTGACATTCGATGGAAGAGAGCTTTCTACCTGCGGCAGACCGAAAGACTTCAACAGTGAACTTGAAGAGGTCTTCGAGAGGCTCTGGGCCAGATGCTCTACCACCGAAGGTTTTAAGGGGTTCGCCCGAAGCTCGAACTCTAGATAAGTCCCACTTAGGAACTTGACCACTATAGAGCATTGTGATAAGTTCACGGTAGGCTTTAGCCCATCCAATCTTAGAGTCGGCAACGTGGATGATTGTTTCTGTTGCATGGAAGTCCTCCGATACTTCGGGTAGTTTGTTTATGTATTGTCGCTCGACACTGAATCCTGCACCTGTACCACACATCAAGATGTACATCATCTCATCGAATGCTTTAGGGTGGTCGATAGGTAGATAGCTACAGTTGAACCCTGCTACGTTGTCTCTGTCTAACGCCTCTCCTGCTGTCATTAACGCTCGCATAGATGGCATAACTTCTAGGTTGATGATAGCTTCTCTTAGCTCCTCAGCCGTCCTATCATCAAGGCTACCTCTGTTCTTAAAGAATGAGATGTACCTGTCTACTGTTTCATCCCATGTTTCTCTGCGTTGTTCATCAGGAAGATAACGTGCGTATCTACTCTTGTGAATATAACTTTGATATACGTCCATTACTTCTTTACCTCTTTGTCTTTTGATTTGTCTTTTGGTTTATCTTTCTTGCCGAAGATAGCGTCCCAATTAGACTCGAATGTTTCTGGGTTTGGTATAGGTCTTGGGCTACTGCCTTTACCTGACATAATATCCTCCTATTGTAGAGTGTCTGATATGGTAGGCTCGCCTGATAACAATCCTATCTTAGCCGACTCTAGTAGGAAGATAGCCTCAGCAATACTAAGACTAGTCCCTACTGTCGTGTATCCTATCCTGTCATATACAACCAATGCAAACTCTGTTTCCGTATCGTCCTCATCTAGTTGTAAGCTATCTATAGCGGCTGTTAGTTTCTCAAGCGTGGTCATTGCTTCCTTGTTAAATTTACCATCAATCACTTTCATATTTATACCTGTTGTTCTATGAGTCTCTCTAAGTACCACTTGGCTTTCTCAAGGTCTTCCTTTGGTTTATCCTTGTAGGTGTATCGCCATAAGTATTTCATTGCGTTACCTTTAAGGTATCCTTTGAACTCTTGTAGAGACATAGATTCTTTGATAGCTTCTATGCATTCAATACTACCTTTGTTGTAGTGTGGTGGTTCTTCTACCATTTGTTTCGATTCTTCTTCAGCCATTTGAGCTAATCGTTTATGGTTGAAGTATCCCGCTGAGTGTGTAACTTTGTCCCACTCTTCTGGAGTAGCGTCATCGATACTCATTCTAATTCCTCCTCAAGTTCTTCATAGCGTTCTTCAATCTTGTCTTTAAACTTAGAAACGATATCTTCACTAGCTATATCTAATACCTCTAGTAGTGTTATCTCGTCTAGATATGAAAGACGTTCGCATAGATCATCAAATGTTAGTGCCATACTTCTTCTCCAAGTAGGACATTGATACTGGCATCTCATCAAACTGTCCTTTGTTTACTTCGTGTAACATCCATATCCCACTCCAACTGCCATTGGTTTGGTGGTTGAGATAGTCCTCATCGTGAGCGTAGTAGATACCTGCAAACAGTCCAGTGATTCTAGAACCATCTGCTCTTCTTGAATAGGCACACTCTCTATCTTGAACGTGACCCATAATACAACTCTGATGTTTCTTGGTTAGCATTGATCGTGCGCTACTTACTGGTCTGCCCATGACACCACTAGTGAAGTAGTGGCAGTAGGCTATGTCATCAATGATGGCAGGTTCTAGGAAATCATACACCTCCCAACCATACTCATCAAGCTTGAAGTCACGATAACCTATGAGACCATCTAGCTTTGCATCGTTCTCAATAGCACGTTCGATGCGTTGTTCGTGGTTGCCTATCAGAAATACTAATCTAGGATTCCACACTTTCTTACGGTTCTGACGTAGCCTTTGTTGCTCTGCCCTGATGGGGCGAAGGAAGGCTTCCATCCCTCTGTGTCCTGCCTCGATGTCATTGGTGTAGCGTCTACCCTCGAAGGACTTCTTACCTACATCATACATCGATAAAGACGGCATGTCCCAGTGGTCTCCCAGATGAACAATAACGTCAGGCTTCTTATTGGCGGCGTACTTACCTGCCCACTCAAGATGCTCGACAGACTGGTCTGGCTTGACTTGGGTGTCTGGTATTACTAAGTGTCTAGTCATTTGCTTTACGCTCCTCACGCTCTGCGTTGGTCTTCTTCTGATGGCAGGGTTTACATAACACCTGTAATCCATCAACCTCACAGAACATATTCTTTACGAATTTAGGTAGGTCTTCGTACTTGCGTAGTGTACCCGCAGGTACGATGTGATCTACTTGTACTTCTTTATCCTTGAACCACTCTTCACAACAAGCACATTGGAACTCGAAGCGATGACGCTTACCAACAACTGCTTTCTTTGCTTTAGCTTTGGCGGCGTATCTTGGTGGGAATCTACGGTTCGCTTCTCTTAGTGCTGAACGTATGAATCCCCAATACCTTGCTTCTGTCCACTTACCTCCTGCTCTGGTTCTAGGTACTCTAGGTTTCTTAGCCATTACCTACCCTTACTTGAAGTTTCTCTTTAGTATCGATGTCTGCTGAAGAGGGAGGAGGCGGGGGTCTTACACCAATAGGGTTCTTAGAGTTGTACTCAGCCTTTCGTGTTTCAGGGTCTACCCACCATTCATCTTCATACCTGCGTAGGTAAAGCAGTCTAGCGTTCTCATACAACGAGTCTACATCACCTTTGTAGCAGGTCAAGACAGCTTGATATAAATCTTCTTCTGTCTCACACCATTCTAAAGCGGCGGTTGCTTTTACTTCGCCTATCCCTACACAACCTTGTATGTTATCTACTCGGTCACCTGTCAGCATCTGCTTGTATAGGAAGTTCATGCCGTCCCATTCACCTACCTCCATCCATTCATCCTTGACGAAGTTATAGTGTCTACATGGTACTTGAAGAAAGTCTTTATCTATACTTGCAATTACTGAGTGAGTGCCTTGAGTGGTAGCTTCGATAGCGATAGCATCATCAGCTTCCTGCCCCTCGATAACTATAGCATCCCATTCGGATACCATGTAATCACGCAACAAGTAAAAATGCGAGGGCTTCTCAGAGGTTCGTGTTCCTTTGTAGGGTTTGATTGTGGCGAGGTCGTTTCTAAAGTTACCTTTGCCTGTTAGGTAAAGTTGATAGGGGACTGCATCATCACAGCCCCTTACCAAGATATCCAACACCAAGTTATTCAACTGAGAGAACGCTGTTTCCGCTGTCTCATCTTGACAGGCAAAGCCTATTCTATAACTTAGGATGTCGGCATCGATGAGTAACATTAGATTACATCATCCATGTCGATAGCACCGCCGTCTCCATCCTTATCATACACAGCTACCTCAGTGATTAGTAGCTTGGACAGGCTAGCTGATGTACCCTGCTTGCCTTTGAAGTCCCAATGGTATGGTTTGATTGCGGCGTTAGCCTTACTACCGTTACCAATGAGAGAAGAGTCTACTTCATCTGTAGCAGAGAAAGCAGGTTTGATTGGATTCTGTGACTTAACAGTAATATAGTTACCGCGATCGTCACCCTTGTTGCGAACAGCAATGCCCATATCGGACAGCACCTGTACTGCCTTTGAGGATAGCTTACTGATGTCCACCTGATACTTACCTGACATGTCGTTAGGTTTGTTCAAGAATGGCCAATGAAGTTCACATGATACTACAACTGGTTTATCGTTCATATTAATTTACCTTTGTATTTAACTATTAAGATTATGTTACATTCTTTAGATTACATTAAACGTAATTCATTGAAAGTTAATTAATTATTTAACTTTATAGTAATATTATAGCATGGATTTAACCTCCTGTAAAGTCTTATTGTAAAATAATTAATGAGTAGCACTCCAGTTAGAACCAACACGATACTCTGCGTCCATAGGACAGCGCATGTTAAGCTCGACACCTGCGTCTATGATTGCTTGTCGTGCAACCTGACCCACAACATCAGCATCTTCAGGTTTAGCTTCTATCTGGAACTCATCGTGTACCTGAGCAACAAGCTTGTAGAATACACCAAGCTCATCGAGTTTGTTACAACAGTTACGCACAGCAACTTTCATAACGATAGCACCACAACTCTGTAGCAATCTGTTGAGTGCCTTGTAGTCCTCATCAACTTTAATCATACGTCCATCGATACCATTGATGCGTTTGGTACGTTGCGCTACGCCTTTAGCTTTATTGATTAGGTTGCGTAGTGATGGTAGCTTTGTCAAGAAAGTATCGCGTATCTTCTTACCCTCTTTAGCACCACCACCTACAATCTGACCAAGCTTAGCGTCACCTGCACCATAGATGAGACCATAGATCATAGTCTTAGCCATACTACGTTCAGGCAACCCTGCCGCGTTCTGATTGAACGAGTGTATGTCACCCTCAAGTATCTGCTTAGTGTACTCATCATCATTCATATAGTGAGCCAAGCATCGTAACTCCAGACCACTAGCGTCACAACCTACCAGAACATTACCGTCCTCCACAGTGAAGCATTCCCTAGCAATCTTGAGGCTAGGTATCTGTGCAAGGTTAGGTTTGTTATGTGTCATCCTACCTGTCACAGCACCACAACTATTGACATAACCATGAATGCGGTGAGTCTCAGGGTCTACATACTTGAGCCAACTGTCTACCATACCCTTGAGTTTAACCAAGCCTAGATACTCAGCACATAACTTAGCTTCAGGCAAGTCAATCTCTGCCAATGTACTCTCGTCAACAACAGGCGATCCATTCGGTGTTTTCTTTTTCCACTTGACTCCAAGCTTAGATAACCTCTTTGCGATCTGCTGTCGTGAGCCTACATTGAAGTGTTCAACGTGGTCTTTAAGTCTCTTACCTGTCTTCTCACTAACCCTGATGGTAATGATGGGAGGGAATCTATCTTGCAGTTCCCTAGTTATCTCATCGATGCGAGTAGCCATATCACTCTGCCACTTAGTAGCTACGTTCATATCTAGCTTGAAGCCATTACGAACCTGCTGTGCTGTGACCTGTGCAACGTCATGCTCTAACTGAATAGACATATCACTGAAGCCTTTCTGTTTCAGCTTGCTCATTAGGTAGTAGTACAGCTTTGTAGTTACCTCAACATCACGCTTACAGTACTCACCCATCTCATCGGTGTAGCCACTCTCGAAGTCTTCAACATCGAAGTCCATCTTAGCGTAGCCTATGCGCTTGCCCCACTCGCTCAAGCTGTGACCACCTACAGGCGTAGGGTCGAGCAGTCTAGCTAGCACCAGTGTATCCCATACAGGTACTCTAGCATCAATCCCCCAACAACTTTTCAAGACTGCCTGATCGAAGAACACTATGTTGTGTCCTACTAAGCCACTTGCAGTAGATAACATCATCTCTAAGTGTCGCTTCTCGAACAGAACGGAAGCGTTTGTTTGCTTGTGATCCTGCACTCCTGCACACCATATCGTATCGTGTGAAAGATTTGTTTCCAAGTCTAGTGTAATCATACCCATGATCCTCTAACGTAATTATAACATCACCAATCTTGCTCATTAGTTACATCTCCTATTATCTCTTCAATGGATTCTTCTTTCTCTTCCAAATCAAAGGCTATATTGTAGCAGACACCACAGAGATCAGCAAACTCTCCTGTCTCAGGCGTTCTCATAACCAACTCCAAGTCACTCATCTTTTTGTTACACGCCGCGCATCTCATAACACTTCTCCTTCAAGTAATACTTCTGACATCCTTCCAGTTGCTTGGTCATACTGAACCGCAGTAGCTAAGCCTGTCTCACCGCTGAACCTGTTCTTCAGTACCCTGATGTAGGTAGTGTTGCGCTCATCGATATCATCAGCCTGACCATTACGCTCAAAGCCTAGTACAATATCAGATAGCTGTGCAATACTAGCAGAACCACGCAGATCAGCTAGGCTAGTAGCCGCGCCCTCTTCGTGACCCTTACCTGATGGTCTACGCAGGTGTGACACTAGGAACAAAGCAATGCCTGTCTCTTGTACTAACATACGCAACCTTGTCATCACCTCATCGATAGCCTTGCGCTCATCGCCATTGTCCTGAGCAGACACGATGATAGACAGGTGATCTAGGAACACATACTTACAGTCGTGAGCCTTAGATAGATACCTGACCTGACCTACGATATTCTCGACACTAGTAGAGCCGAAGTGGTCGTAGAAGAACAGCCTATCTGTACCTAGCGTAGCCTCGAAAGCATCACGCCGCTCATCCTCAGTCGATTCTACTGTGGGTAGGTGCAACCTCTTGTTAGCATGTAAAGACATCAGGGACTTGCCTGTCTTGGACACTGACTCTTCAAGGAAGATACAGCCTATGTTGCTGTCGCTATTCTGTAGCACATGATACAGTATCTCACGCATCACCTGACTCTTACCGACACCGCTACCTGCTGTCAGCGTTACAAGTTCATAGCCCCTGATACCATACGTCATATCATTGAGACCCTGCCATGCATACTGAACAGAGGCTTTCTCTACAGGTTGGTTGACAGCATTCCATAGACTCTTACCTGCAATGATACCATCAGGTGTATGTATCTCAGCCGCCCACCATGCAGACTTGAAGTCATCAGCCCTACCATGCTCAAGATAATCGTTAGCATCCTTGTAATCAGGATGATGCTTGACAATCCTAGCTTTACCTGCGAATAGGGAGGCTACCTCTTTGGCGGCAGTCTGACCTGCCTCATCAGAGTCGAAGCAGACAATCACATTGTCAAAGCTATCGATCCATTCATACTGTGCCTTACAATCCTTGAGTGCTGACTGCGCTCCATTCTTGATAGACACTGCCGCGTACTTACTACCGCTCATTTGGTACACGCTCGCCGCATCATACTCACCCTCAGTGATGGTTAAATATCGACCACCTTTAGGGAACAGATGCTGACCAAACAAGACACCATCGCCCCATACACCGAAGCTACGTTGGTTCTCTTTACTACCCATCCTTACCTTTTGAGCGCAGACCATTGAGTCTTTGTCTCTGTACTCAAATATAATATCATCACCATCAACACTGATACCGTATCGCTCGCAAGTATTCTGCGTAATACTGCGTATCATTTGATGCCTACCTCTACCTACTTCCATACTGGATACTCCTATATCTCTACTTATATCTATAACATTACTGCGGTCAGCACCTGACTTATACCGCTCACCGCAACTGAAGCATGTAGTCCACCCATCGTGGTTAGTTGACGCACCGTCACTGCTACTACACAGTTCACATGCATGATGCGTCAGCGCCCATCCACTATTCATCAAACGCCTCGCCACTTAGCAGGGGATAGGCTTGAGTCAACTCGCAAGCTAGATTGAACAGAGTCATCTCATCAGAGGCATTACTAGCGGTATCCATTGATGACTTGATTGTCTCCATCAGCTTATCAAACATATCTTTATTCATCATTCACCACCTCGTTATGATATACTCTACCGTATGTGAGCAGGAAGAAAGGGAGCATGATGACGATACCCTCAAAGGACATTGCTTCGACTGTTCCATCGTCTTCAAAGAGTACCCACACTGCTCTGCTATCTGTAAACTCCAGATCAAAACCAACACCGTTACGAAATTCAAGGGATAACCTCCTATTAAATAACCAAGTACCAAACATATTATTCTCCTTTCAAGTATTCAATATGCTCTTCGATATAGTCTGCAACTCTACGAGTCAGACCGCCTACTGCATCTTCTACAAGCTGACCCATGCGGACATAGTTATCATCAGACAATGCTTGTATAACTTCACCATGATAATCACGCATGGCATCGAGTGTATCTAGATACTCACCAATGAATGCATCGCTGAGTATCTCAGGGTCTCTGTTCATCAGATCGAGAGCATGCATCCATGCATAACTCATCACATCTTGGTGGGTTGAATGCTCGTCAATCATTGGGAACATTGCGTCAGCCCTTGCGGGTTCATAAGGTTCAAACACCATCGGTAGCTTCATTGTCTTCCTCCTCTGGTTGTGGTTGGACAGGTTGCTCGATGTTGATACCATACACATGTGCGCTGATTTCGTAAAGTATTCCTGAGAATTGTTTACATAATTGCGCTTGTTGGTTACGACTTTTTGACCGTCTTCCTACAATTAATTGCATGGCTTGGTCATCATATTGACGAGCGATTCGATTTATTTCGTTGAATAGATTTAAATTATTCACTGTTACTTCACCTTTTTAATCAAGTTATTTTCCATTAATACCTCAGCAAAGAACTCTCTGCCGAGACCTGTAATGTGTGGACGGTTAGCACCTACTAGCAGACCATCACTCACATACTCTTCACCAAACAAGCTAGTCTCTATATACTTCAACGGCTTGCCGATGTTCTCTTTCAGCTCTTTCTTACTTGCATATCTGAATACTATCATTATATCACCTCTTTGTCAATCATTACTTTTATACGAGCCGAGTCAAAATACTCTCGGATATACCTACGAACCTTAGCTTGAGCATCGCTATCAACTTCTTCCACTTCAGTTATACGATCCTCCAGAGTGGACACCAGATACTCCATCTCATCTACCCTGCACTCAAGATCACCATTGTGTCCATCGACACCCATCAGATCGGTGTCAATCTGCGACAGCCTACGCTCCAGTGTAGCTATGCGCTCAGCATCACGCTCGTGTATCTTAGCTTGCTCCTCGATAGCCTTAGCTACCCTCTCGTTTATCCACTTGTCAAACATATTAATAAACTCCATCACTA